GCCGTTCGATGACTTCCTGCTCACGGATGCGGCGGTCGAGGGTGCGGATTTCCGCGTCGCGACGGTTGAACTCCCGCTCGAACTCCTCTTCGGCAGCGGTGAACACGCCGCGCTGCTCATCGGTCGGCTCATCACCGTTTGAGCGCTGCTCGAACTCGGTGCGCGCTTCGGTGCGCCTGTCAACGAGCGTTCCGAGAGCGTTCACGCCCTCGTCGCGCTTGTTCTGTAGCTGCTGAAGCAGCGTCAGCTGCTCAACGGTATCCGGCGGCATAGGGTTCCCTTCGGGAGAAGTGATGGTTGGGGTCTCCCGGTCAGCGCTCGACCAACGGTGGTGGGCGGCGGGCGTCAGCGGCCCGACAACGCACCACGTGGCGGAAACTCAGCGCGGGGTACTACAAAAAGGGTCTAGAAGCCCGACTGCACGACAAGGCCGGTGCCAGTCAACGTCACGATCGCGGTTGGCTGCCTCGCCGTGAACGCCGCGACGTACGCCCGTAGTTGCAGGCGGACACCGAGAACGCCGGACAGCGACTCGAAATCCACGAGCGCACGCGGAGCGGACTCCAGCAGCAACATGTCCGATGGGCGGCAGCCAATAATCACGTCCTGCGAACCGGTGCCCAATGTCGCGGGGATCGCATCATCCTCCACCACGTCATACGCCAGCAGTGTCTTCGTCTGCGACGTTGGCCATGCCGCACTCGCGATCCACGCCCACCGCGACGTCCGCATCAGCCATGCCTCCGGTGGCAGCAACCGGCTGTTGCCGAGCTGCGCCGCGGCCTGCCCGACGAACGGCACCATCTCCTGCGCGGTAGGCGACGCGTCCGTGTACGTCACGTTGCTCGCGAGCCCCGCACCGGTCGGCACGTTCAACACACCGAGAAGCTGCCCGCTCGCCCCGGTGCCGTTGATGAGTTGGCGCTCAAGCTGGTAGTCGTAGGACTCCCGCAGGTCCTTGAAGATGACGTGATCGAGGTACCCACCGGCCGGCGACTGCTCCAGCAGTTGGAGGGCCATGTCGGATTGCCCCGCGATCGTCGCGACGGGGCTTGTGACTGCGGCGTCCGTGATGTCCCGGACGGTGACCGCGGCGCCGTCCGCAACTGTGCCGGTGAGGGTGCCTGTCGTGAGGCGCGGCAGGTTGACTTCTCCGACACCCGCGGGAAGCGTGTACTTGGGCATCAGGTTCGCGAGTGCCCGGTCAGCGCGCGGGGTGGACGCGAGGGCATCCATCAGCCATAGGGGTGGGGACCCGAAGCCACCCTGACCGTCTGTGCGGGACGGGCTGACGCGCAGTTGCATGCCCTGCTCACGCGCGACCGCCCATGCCCGCTGCTCGCGCTCCGCGACAACGGCACGGAGCTCGGTAGCGTGGCGCTCCAGACGGCCGCCGGATTCGCGGTCGCGACGGTCGGTGTGCCGCGCGAGGTCCTGAAAGTAGGAGTACGGGCCGTGCCGCTCATACGTCAACGGCTCGCTCGTGACCCGCGCATCAGCGGCGCCCTGCGCTTCGCGTAGCCATTCGCGCATCTCGTCGGTTGGTCGAACCGCAATCTCAGTCGCCATGCGCGCCATCATCGGCCTCTCTGAAGCATCGCGAGTCGCTCACGAGCCCTCGTCGTGAAGTCCGGCAACACCACCGCGTTCTGCTGCAACACCACGTCATCAGCCTCCGGGGCATCCGGCTCCGGCTCGTCAGGATTCGCGACGCCCATGAGTGTCGCGAGCATCGGCTGTGCCTCATCGACCGCTTCATCAGCGGACGCCACGAGGTTCAGCACGTTCGTCAGGACCTCCATCGTCGCGGCTGACAACGTGGCGCCAGCACGCATCTCAAGCGTTCGGTCGCGCCACTCCACGAGCGCGCCAACAAGAGCATCCGGCCCGGTGCGATGCAACGCAGCGAGCGCGTCCTGAGACCGGATACTCGCGTACGTCGCCTGATTCGCACCCTGATTGACGACACTCACGTCTCCGCGGTGGATTGAGCACGCGACCACGCTGCGCTGGCTGTAGTCGTCGCTCCAATCGCTCGCGGTCGGCTGAAACGCAAAGCTCATCTGATCAATGTCACGGCGATCCATCTTCCGCTTGAGAGACTGCGCATCAGGATCCAGGGGGTCCAAGCCAGCGTCAACCCAGAGGCCTGTCTTCCCGCTCGCGTCCGGTGTCGAGCGCTCCTCCAGCCGCAGTGTCCCCGAGCTCGTGCGAGCGAGCGGCATCCCCGCATGATTGATGAGTAGTTGCACGTCGGGGGACTCGGAGAGCGTGCGTTTGAACGCGCCGCGCTGAATTGTCTCCTCATACCAGCCGACGTCGTAGGGAACGCCGGTCACGCACGCGTACCCGGTCAGGCGCCATGATCCGTCGTTGGCTTCCCGGAGTTCCATGTCCTGCACGTCGAACGTGCGGCGCTCCAGCCCCTTCAGGCCCGCGACCTTTTGCCGGCGCCACTCAACCAGCGGGCCCGCTGACCGCGGGGCCTGCCCGGTCTGCACGACATCCAGCGGAACGTACTCGCTGACAGGCCGTACCTTCGCGGGCTCCCCGATCGTGATCTGGCCGCCCTCCGCGACTGTGTACGGGGCGCTGAACAGGTCGCCGCCCTTGCTGTAGATGACCTCCGTCGTCGTGAGGTCCTGAATCCAGATGTAGTACCAGGAGTCCTCGTCCGCGAAGACCTCATCCAACGCGGCCTCAAGGCCATTGACGAGATCAGAGTACGTTTCGCGCTGCTCATCCGTCGACCACATCGCTGTTGCGGACCGAAGCGTGCCATCGTCGCGCCAGTTGTCGGGGATCCACCCGCGCTTCCCGAGCGCGAGCGAACGCGCGACGAGCTCGCGGCGACGGTCCGTCAGTGCCTCCCCGCGCGTCGCGGCTGTGATCGCGCCGCGCAGGTCGCTCGCCGGAAGGTCGGCCACTGGCCCGTCGAAGCGCATCAGGGTCGCGTCAGCCATTCGTTCTGCCTCCTTCGCCCTGCGGCGCGCTCTGAGACGCCGGGATCGTTGACTCCGCAACCGCCTGCTTGATCGTCTGCGAATTGATCGGGACCATGTACGTCTGCCCCAAACCATCGGGCAGCGGCGGCATGTCCTCCTCCGCCCGCGCGTCATCGGGGCACAGGAACCCGCCCGCCAACCCAAGCCCATACGCTTGGTAGCGCTGCAACCGGTTGCCACGCAACCTGCGCGACACGTTGAAGCGATTCACGCGGCCATCCTTCGGCCCAACAGCCGTCAGCGCTTCCTCGAGCCGCACGAGGTAACCCATCAGCGTGTTCGTGACGAACCCCTGTTCCTGCTCAGCTATGCCGGTTCCCCAAGATGTCGTGCGGTCCACGAGCCCGATCATGTGCGGCGGAACACGGAAGATCATGCCGCTGATCTCGCCCTGACTGAACCCGCGGGACTGCAAGAACTGGCTGTCATCAGGGGTTATCGAGATCGCCTTGAACTTCGCTCCGCCCGTCAGGACGGCGGGCATGTGCGCGTTCTCCGTGCCGCCATGCCGGTCACGCCACTCGATCGCGAGGCGACGCGTCTCAAGGTCGTTCATCTCCCCTTCGATCTCGATGACACCGGATGGGTTCGCGCTGTTCGCGAAGTACGCGCCGCCGTAGAGATCCTGCGCTCTCGCGAGGCCGAGCGTAACGCGGAGCTGCTCGATCGGGTTCAAGCCAACGAGGCTGCCGGGGACCGTGAGGTTGCGGACATGGAAGACATCATCGACGGGGACGCGCTGCCCTTGAAAGCGGTACTCGGGACGGCCAGCATCAGAGCCGCTGCGGATCCTGCGGACCGTGACGTACGCGGGGTGGACGGGCTGAATCTGCGACGGGTACAACTGGGCGTCGCGTTCGATGATGTGCCCGAAGAAATTGCCGCGCAATGCCATGCTCGTGACGTACTGCACCACCCAGTCGATGCGGCTGATCTCCGCGTACGGCGCCGTGATCAACGGCCCTAGCGGCAGTTCACGGCGGGTCGCGGGGTTTTCGCTGCTGAACGTCTGGATCGGCAGTGTCGAGCATGCATCCGCGATGATCGACACGGACCCGTAGACCGCGGCTATCTGCAACGCGGTGTACTCGCTGACGGTTTGGCCGGCTTCCACGAACCCACCGATCGAACTGTTCGACGGTGGGTCGCTTGTGCCCCACTCCCCTAGGACGGCGCGTTGCTCGGAGAGGTGCGCTGCGGCGCGCTGGAACAGCACGCGTTATGCCCTCGCGCGCCGCGGCATCCGCAAACCGGCGCGTTCGGGCCACCGGATGTGGGGTCGGCGGATTGTCGTGCCTTCTGCGGCGAACCCCATGAACAGCAGGCACGGCGCCGCAGCGAACAACGCTTCGCCCAACCCCCACGTCACGTACGCGCCAGCGACCGCGCTACCGAACCCGAGTACCTCAAGGGCAGTCGAAACCACAAGCACCACCCTTTCGTTTCTAGTCGTTCAAGGCGTCCGCGAGAC